AGATATATCACATCATATAATTATCACTTCTAGTTATTTACTGCATTCCATAATTATCTTCTCACATCTGGCATATCCAAGCTGTGAACTGTTCAGGCACAACGTATAATTACTGGCTTTCCCCCATTTCTGCTCCGTGTAAAAGTTATAATTTGTCATACGTCTTTTATCTGTGTCTGCCATCATTTTGACTGCTTCATTCTCTTCAACATTATATAAGCCCATGATACGCTGTACTTTTTCTGGCATATCCCCATGAATAAACACATTTAACACATCATCCATGTCTTTAAGAATATAATCAGCATTTCTTCCAACGATTACGCAAGGCTCCTTTCCAGCCAACTCCAAAATAACTTTCCTCTGTGCTTCATATACGATATCTTCTATGGACTTTCCTGTAATGTCACGTCCAGCAAATGCATATGCAAATAAACCTTTCTTTGGAGATAACTCAGCATTTTCCTTAATATACTCCGGTGATAAGCCTGACTGTTCTGCAATCTGTCCAATGATATCCTTATCATAATATGCAATGCCAAGTTTCTTTGCCACTTCTTCACCGATAAATCGACCACCGCTTCCAAATTCCCTGCTGATTGTAATAATCCTTTTTTTCATTTCCGGTTCCTCCTTAATTCAAAACATCTACTTTATTCTTTCTGATTCTCTTTAAAAATACATATCCTGCCAGACATGAAACAACCTCAGTTATTGGGAATGCCCACCAGATAAGAGAAACTCCCATCTGACCATTTCTGACAAACACAGAAAAAATTCCAGACAGTGGCAGGATAATGATAAGCTGTCTCAGAAGAGAGATAACCAATGATTCAACGCCGCCATCCAGTGCCTGATAAATTCCCTGATAAGCAACATTTATCCCGGCAAACAGAAAGCTTATTGAGATTATCCTCATTGCTCCAATAAAATATTCTCTTGACTGTCCTGCATTGAACAAAGTTGCAAAAGCTCCAGGAAAAATTTCCGTAATTGCAATTCCTAGAATCATTAGTACAACGGTATAGAGCAGTCCATACCTGATCCCATCCTGAATTCTCTTTTTACTTCTCATACCATAAGCAAATGCAATAATCGGAGTGATTGCATCTCTAAGCCCAAAGGCAAGGAACAATACAAACTGCTGTACTTTATAGAACAATCCATATGCAGTCTGTGCTGAAGGGCTGAATTTCAAAATCAGATTCATCACATATACCATGATAGACATAAGTGCCTGTGCAATAATTGCAGGAAGTCCAATTGCATATATTTCCTTGATTATTCCGCTATCCGGCTTCATATACTTTACATCATGTTCAAATTCCTTATTCAGTTTCATATGAAATACAAACAATAATATTGCAGACGCAACCTGTCCAATAACAGTTGCATATGCAGCCCCCTTAACTCCCATTTCAGGAACCGGTCCAATACCATAAATCATAATAGGATCAAGAATAATATTTACCACTGCTCCAACTACCTGACCAATTGTAGAATAAAGAGAACGTCCGGTTGCGACGTTCCGGACGTTCTCTTTTCCTCTTACATAGCTGTAAAAGGAGCTATTCAATATTGAAATTATAGCATTTTACGGCGCTTTTGTCAAGGAAGGGCGGCGGGATTATGCAGAGGGTTAAAAGACGTATTTTTTCGGGCGTTGTATGTGAACAAGAGGTTTACACCGTATCCGATCGAGCGAACATCAAAAAAGCTGAACCGCGACCGCGCTTCAAGGACGACGAAGAGCGCGCACAACACCGGATCGGCATATCAAAACGGAAACACCAGCGGCTGGTTAATGAAAACTTTTCGCCGCTTTCCTTATATAGTACGCTGACGTTCGACGACGACAGCGAAGTTCATACATTCAGCGAAGCGCGCAGAATACGCGACAATTACTTCCGGCGGCTTCAAAGGGCTTGCCCCGACGCGAAGATCATTATTTACATGGGGCGCGGCAAGTCTACGAACCGAATTCATTTTCACATGATTTCGGACGGCATACCGGAAGAAACGATCAGCGGCAAGTGGAACGACGGATCAGTAATCCATATTCGGCACTTGCGCGAACACAATTATTATAACGGCGTTGACTACGGGCAGGATTACACGGGGCTTGCGGATTATCTCTTCAACCATTGGACACCGGAACAGGGCGGACACCGTTGGAAGGCGACGCGCAATCTTCGCCAGCCGGAGAAGGAAGCGCCGACGCTTGCACTTCGGACGTATACGGAAAAGAAAGCACCGATCGCGCCGAAGGGTTACAAGCTGGTGGAAGCCCGCGCGACGAAGTGGGGATACATATATTATAAACATGTACGCGAACCGGAGAAACCGAAACGCCGGAAGAAACGCGAATAGCGGGAACGCCCGAAGGGGCGCAATAAAAAGCCTTGTAAATGTGTAAAGTTTTACGACCAGCGCTTTTCCTTCCGGAAGATTGATTTTATTTATTCCACGTCGCCCGCTTTTCAGAGATCACGAACGCGCGCATTGTCAAGGGTGCGAAGCACGGCGAAGCCGCTTGCCCTTGATAATGAAAGCGCGGGAGTGATAAAAGCGGGAAGGCGGCGGGGATATAAAATCAATCGTGAAGGATCGGTTCAGAACACGGATCGAGGAAGCCAGACGGATCGCCGATAGATTTATTCCTTTAAGCCCGTTCCCCCCAGCGGGGGGCGGAGGGGGGAGAAAAAGAAAGAAGGTGAACAACGTATGCTTGAATTGAACAAGCTGTATAACATGGACTGTATGCAGGGAATGAAAGAGTTTCCGGACGGCTTCTTCGATCTTGCGATCGTTGATCCGCCTTACGGTATCGGCATAGACGGACAGAAGAAGCGCGTATGCGGCAATCCGAAGCATAACCGGAAAGAGCATATCCGGAAAAGCTGGGACAAGGCTATTCCTCCGCCCGAATACTTCCGCGAATTGGAACGCGTTTCAAAAGCGCAAGTGATATGGGGCGGAAATTACTTCGTTCCGTATCTTGAACAAGGGCATAAAGGCTGGATTGTATGGGACAAGGGGCAACACGGCTTGACAATGAGCGATTGCGAATTAGCGTATACCAGCTTCGACACGCCGACGCGCGTTTTTGTCTGCAATCGCGTTGAATTGCTGAACGACGGGACAATTCACCCGACACAAAAGCCCGTGAAGCTGTATTCGTGGGTTCTTTCCCTCTTCGCCCGAAAAGGTATGAAGATATTGGACACACACGCCGGAAGCGGAAGTTCATTGATCGCTTGTTATCGTCAAGGCGGGCTGGATTTCGTCGGCTTTGAGATCGACGAAGATTATTGCAGAGCGGCACAAGCGCGGCTTGAACAGGAACAAGCGCAAATGCGGCTTTTCGATCTTTTGGAGCAGGAACAGCGGAAGGCACAAATAACGATTTTCAACGAATGAAGGGAGGAAACACAATGCAGGAGAAAAGGACGCTTTACCTTGCAGGGAAGATAACGGGCGATCCGTATTACTTCACAAAGTTTTACAACGCGCAAAAGAAGCTGGAGGAAGGCGGCTTCATCGTCGTAAATCCGGCGCTTCTTCCGGCGGAGGGCTTCACGTGGGAAGCCTATATGCGTATGTCCGGCGCTATGCTTGCAGAGTGCGCCGAAGTCTGTTTTCTTCCGGACTGGAAAGAGAGCAAAGGCGCGAAATACGAATTCGGCGAAGCAATGGCGCAGAACAAGCCGTTTTTCTTCTTCGCTGATTGGGAACGGGAGGGATCACAGAATGCAGAAAAATAAAATGCCCGTTCCGACAGAAGCACAAGAGCAAATGACGCTGTTTTCGTGGGCGGCTATGCAAAGCGGGAAATATCCCGAATTGAATTTGCTTTATCACGTCCCGAACGGCGGGAGCAGACACAAGGCGGAAGCGGGACGGCTTCGGGCGGAGGGCGTGAAAGCGGGCGTTCCCGATCTATGCTTGCCCGTCGCGCGCGGGCAATATCACGGGCTTTACATAGAGCTTAAACGGCAACGCGGCGGCAGGACAAGCGATCATCAATCGGAGTGGCTGGACGCTCTTTCGGCGCAGGGCTACAAAGCCGCGCTTTGCTACGGCTGGG